TTGAACGTGTGCAAAATGACTATTCACAAAAGCAGATTGATCTGTTAAATGAGATTAAAATAGTTCAACAAGATCAAGCAAAACTTCTAAATCAAATGGAAAAAGCTTCATCAAAAGATAAGAAGTGGCTAGTCATCAGTACAATTTCATCAGTAATTGCCGCTATTGGAGCTATCATCGGAATTGTCATTCCTCTTCTTTAATAACAGCGACACGCAAATACAAATTAGCGAGACGCTATTCATAAGAGTAGAAAAGCACGCTAGCGTAATAGCGATTTCCATCGGTTTCCTCCTTTCTCTTCTGGTTCAAAGTCCTTTTTATCGGACAGCTTTCCTGTTACACTACTCTAGGAAGTACTCGATAGATACCCCGAAGTAATCGGCTATTTTTACAAGTTTTTCTAATTTAGGTTTACTTCTCCCTGATTTCCATTCGGAGAATGTAGATTTAGGAATACCTGTATCCATAGCTATCCGATAATCAGTTACTCCGGCTTTATCACGTAGCTCCTCATATTTTTTGTACATTAAAATTTATATCCTCCTTTCCGAACTTAATGTTGATTTTAGTTCGGAAATCAGTTATAATTTCCTTAAGGATATATTGTTAGGATAATTCGTACTGATTTCTGAACTTTGTAGCTATATCATAGTACAGTTATCTGTATTTGTCAAGCGCTTTTTGTACAGAAATCCGAATTATTCCGAAGAAAGGAGTATTATGGCTAAAAGTGCATATGAGCGTTACTGCGAAATAAGAGATAAATGCGGGTTAAAGGATTCTGATGTAGCCAAAGGAGCAGGTATTACGAAATCTACTTTTTCAGATTGGAAAGCCGCAAGATATACGCCCAAACAAGATAAGATGCAAAAAATATCCGATTATCTAGGCGTATCAGTAGAATATCTTATGACCGGCGAAGAAAAGGAAGGCTGTGAGAAGTATTATTTAAACGAAGAAACCGCTGAGATGGCTCAAAAACTATTTGAAAACAATGATTTGCGCGTACTTTTCGATGCTGCAAAAGATGCTACTCCGGAAGATTTGAAAACAACATATGATATGCTTATGGCATTAAAGAAAAAGGAACGTGATAATAATGAGTTTTGATTATCAAATTTTTTTCATGGACGGAATGACCGTTAATGAAGTAATAACTGAAAACGAAGATAATTCATTTACTATTTTTATAAACGCAAATTTATGCGAAAGCAAACGGTTAAAGGCAATTAACCATGCGATTAGGCATATAAAGGAGCGTGATTTTGAGAAAATAGATGTACAGAAAATCGAAATGTCTGCGCATAAATAAGGTATAACCGCTACGGCGATTATATAAAGTGGTGTTAAAGGAACAGGGGACAAAAGAAAGAGAGGGAAGTAAAAACGCTATGAAACAAAAAGAAAAATATTTTTTCGATAAAAATGAGGTCATCGGAAATAAAAAAAGAGCTATAAAAACCCTTAATGAGCTGCTTGAAGCACACATTAAAAAAGCACCTGAAGACAGCACAACAGAAAACGATTCCCATCTCAAAAAAGTAAATCTGCTTTCGTATTGGATCAATACATATTGTAGATTTATTAAAAAAGAAAAAACATTTGATGCTTCAAAAAATAAAGTATACAAAAGAGGTGAAATTATTCAAGTTGACCTAGGCTTTCGTATTGGTCATGAAGAAGGCGGATTGCATTATGCGGTTGTTTTAAATAAAAAAGACTCCCCTTATTCCGATATATTAACCGTACTTCCTCTTTCATCTAAAAAAGAATATACCACACCTAATAAATTCACTATTGATTTGGGAAACGAAATATATGATAAGCTCCATCAAAAGTATATGCAAAAATTCAATAATTCAATTCAAGATGTGAAAGTATCGCCAAATCCGGTGTATGCCGGAGAGAAAATAACGATAGCTTTTACAGTAGATACAACGGAAGCCGATAAGGTGCAAAAAGAAATTGATTTAATGAAAACTGGAAGCATTGGCTTAGTTTCTCAAATCACAACAATTAGCAAAATACGAATAACAAAACCTTTGCATTATTCCGATGCTTTTGCAGGTATAAAATTAAGCGATGAAAGTTTAAATATAATAGATAAAAAAATCTGCGAATTATATATTGGTAAATAATTATAGTATAAAGTATTGACTTTTGGGGCATACCAACATATAATGTTATAGAACAAAACACCTTAGCGTGTATAACATTAGGACAATGCAGTTTACCTGCACAACTTAGACCCCGTAGTAATACGGGGTCTTTTACGTTATACGAAATATACCCGACACTCCCAAAGTCGCCGGAGCATATACGAAGGAAAATGTATTTACCAGGGTAGCCGGAGGACGAGCTCCCACCCATTCCGAGAATCCTGTGGAGGGGGTGGTAATTATGAGTACATATGAAGAACTCAGTTTGATCATAAGCATTGCGCTTTTGGTTGTAGCCATTCTGAATTATACGCATAAAAAATAGCCGTCCTGCCCTGACAAAGCTGACGACTATTTCTTATAGTTTTTTAAGTTGCACCGGAGCGGGTGAGGTGCAGTCACCTTCCGGCTATCCTGTTAAGTACATTATAGCAAATGTACCATAAATGTCAACTATCTAGATTTTCCAAATAGTTAGAAAGAGGGTGTGATAAATGGATGATTTTGAAAACAAATTAACTGAATTACATGATCGTGTTCTTAGTAAGGCTCTTACCGAGGATGAACAGAACAGCTATACCGAATCTTTATTTGAATCCATTAAACATATCAATGAATATGGAGAGGAGTTTTGGTACGCAAGAGAACTTCAGCGTGCTCTAGAATATACTGAGTGGCGCAACTTTTCTAGAGTTATTGATAGAGCTGTAACCGCTTGTGAAAATAGCGGAAATGATGTCTTTCATCATTTTGTTGAAGTCAACAAAACGATAGATATGCCTAAATCTGCAACAAAAGAAATTACAGATTACGCACTCTCCCGCTATGCATGTTATTTAATTGTACAGAATGGCGATTCCCGGAAAAAGGTGATTGCTCTCGGTCAGACATACTTCGCCGTAAAGACAAGACAACAAGAATTAATAGATAATTTTAACGAATTAAATGAAGACCAAAAGAGATTAGCTATCAGACGTGAAATGGCAGAGCATAATAAATTATTAGTAGAAGCCGCAAAAAATGCAGGAGTTGAAACAAACCTTGATTACGCTATCTTTCAAAATTATGGGTATCGTGGTTTATACGGTGGTATGGATGCAAAGGCTATCCATCACCATAAGGGATTGAAACCATCTCAAAAAATCCTTGACCATATGGGATATGAAGAACTTGCCGCTAATTTATTTCGCGCCACACAAACAGAGGCTAAAATTAAACGTGATAATATACAAGGGAAAGAAAATGCCAACCAGACGCACTATAACGTCGGTAAAGAAGTTCGTGATACTATTTCACGATTAGGGGGAACGATGCCAGAGGATCTCCCCACCCCAACTAAAAGCATTAAGCAGATCGAACGCGAGCAAAAGAAACTGGAAGATAGATAGAAAAACCGCCCCTGCGTCAACAGGAGCGGTCAACACGCCCTCTCCGCACAGCAGAGATAGGACGGCTTAACTATAACATCTCCGGAGATGCTACAGCATTCCAACCAAAAAATATTGTATCATCTTCGGTCAGCTATCGCAATCAGAACATCTGTTTTTGATAGCTGTTATTTTTATACCTTTTTACATATAATTACATAGGAGTGTGATGCAATGTCTTATTTTATTTATGCTCGTAAATCAAGGAAGGATGCTGATCTCGAAGCGTTGGGAATCGATGTGCTCGAGCGCCATATCACCACTTTGCTGGAGCTTGCCAAAACGCTGTCGCTTCCGATCGGGGCAATTTATCGCGAAGTCGTCTCCGGCGACAGTATTGATTCCCGCCCGGTGATGTCTCAAGTGATGGCCGAAGTAGAGTCTTGTATGTGGGACGGATGTCTTGTTATGGACGTTGACCGCCTCGCCCGCGGAGATACGATCGATCAAGGGCGGGTACAGCGTGCATTTTTCTACTCAAACACAAAGATCGTTACTCCTAACAAGACGTATGATCCGGCAAACGAGTACGATAACGAATACTTTGAATTTAGTCTGTTTATGAGTCGCAGAGAATACGCAACAATTAAGCGCAGGATGCAGCGTGGCAGAGAACGAAGCAGCTCTGACGGATATTATGTCGGAAATATACCGCCCTACGGATGGCGTCGCGTTATCGCTCCTGATGGTAAGCACTTCTCTCTTGCTCCCGATCCAACCGAATCCCCCGTGCTCGATCTGATGTATGATCTATGCGGCAATAAACAATACGGTTATCAAAAAGCATGTACTCATATGGCCGAAATGGGAATTTTATCAAGAAGCGGACGCCCGTTTACGCCGTCCACGCTAAAAGGAATTATATCTAATCCGGCAAATATCGGAAAAGTTCGCTGGGGACATCGGAAAACGGTTCGTACGGTCAAAGATGGGAAAATTTCTCGTTCTCGCCCGCACTCGTCAGATTATATTCTTGCCGATGCAGTTTGGCCGCCCCGGATCAGCGCGGACCTTTTCCAGCGTGCCAACCAGCCAAAAGGGAGCTGCTCCGCTCCGGTGCGTGATGACAGACCGATTCAGAATATTTTTGCCGGTCTTGTCCGGTGTTCCCAGTGTGGCCGGCTGATGGTTCGTAAAAAAGCGCATACTAAAACGCCTTATGACATTCTGATTTGTCAATATACCGAATGCCCTACAGTCGGT